GCTGAACAACTGGATATTGCTCAACAGATAGAGGACTATAAAGCTGCTCTATCTGAAAGACCTGCTCCTAACTTAGGTATAATGAGTCCTCGGGAACTCATTAATACTTTTAAAAAAGCAGACTTTACTCCTTTGAAACCCCAGGGCATGGGCACAGGTCCTATTGCATCTCCTCCTGATAAACCAACTGATATAACTAATTTACCAAAGTTTAGTTTAACTGGACCTGCTGAGTTTGGTCCTACAGCAGGAGGTCTTCTACGTTTCCTTGGACCTGCACAATTTACAAACCCTCTCACTAAACCCCCAGGTGCATTAGGCTCAGGCTTTGGTTTTACACTAAAAGGTATGAAGGGCTTAACTGGTGAAGAATACTTAACTAAAAGTATTGTAGCAAACATACAGAAAAATAGTGACGCTACTGGTAAAAGTATTTTACGAGACGCCTTAGAAGAAAAAGGCGTGCGTATTAAAGATAGAACTATAAAACAAAAAGATACAGCTCAGGAAGAACTTAACAAAACTCTTGGTGTTACAGAAGAAGTTAAAGAAATAGAAGTTACGTTACCTGAGTTTGATACAAATTTACCAGATAATGCTAGAGTTATAAAAGAAGCGTTAAAGAAAAATACAGAACCAAACTTCCCAGTGTTGAGAGTAAAAGACTTGATGATGTCGGAAGAATTAAGTGGTTTAGAAATACAACAAACACAGAAGAGTCCTTTCTTTGCTGATAATGTTTCTACATATTTTAGTAATTATCCTGAGACAGGGGCATGGCAAAGTGCAGGATACACAAGAGGCATACCTGCATTTAGAGTGTCTTTTTCTGAAGAAGGTGTAGGGCTGAAAGCAAAAGGAGTTACGAGTCCTTATGGTCTTTCGAAAACTTATAAGCACCCTCAAGTTGTAGGCGGAGAAGGAACAGCTCCGTTATATGGTCACGTACGAAGTTTAGAAATAAAAGAATTAGAACCAGGAACTGTACACCCTTTTACAGGACAAAAAATAGGTGCAAAATTTGGCGACCCTGGAGTATTTACATTAGCAAAACTACCTAGAGAATATGCTCAAATAAAAGATTTGGAAGAGGCAGGAATGCTAGACCCGTCTAAAAAAGTCAGACTTGAAAAAATGACTAGAGATGGAGCAGATATATCTAATTATGATGAAAGTGTTGCAAAATTTAACAACTATGGCATAAATCCTAATTCTCCTGATGATGATTTGATTGGAGATTTTTTAGTTCAGTTTCCACGTAACGTAGAAAATCCTGCTAGTGTTTTACCAAGTATCAAGAATTTTTTAACATTCAAAAGAAGAA